ATCCTACCTGTTCTACGTCGTGTTATGCCAACTGTGATTGCTAACGAGATCATCGGCGTTCAGCCAATGACTGGTCCAGTAGCACAGATCCACACCCTTCGCGTTCGCTATGCTGATAATGCTGCTGGCGTAACTGCTGGTGCTGAGGCTCTGAGCCCATTCGAGATTGCTAAGGCATACTCGGGTAACGGCCAGGCTTCTACTCCACTTGCTGCTAACACAGCAAATCTCGAAGGTCGTCCAGGTAACCGCCTGAGCATCCAGATCCTGAAGGAAACCGTCGAAGCTAAGACCCGTCGTCTAAGCGCACGTTGGACCTTCGAGGCTCAGCAGGACGCACAGGCTCAGCAGGGCATCGACATCGAGGCAGAAATCATGGCCGCTCTTGCGCAGGAAATCACTGCGGAAATCGACCAGGAGATCTTGAACTCGCTGATCATGCTTCCAGGCGCACCTACTGCGTCGTATGACCAGGCAAACGTCTCGGGCACCGCAACTTTCGTCGGTGACGAGCACGCTGCTCTTTCGGTTCTAATCAACCGTCAGGCTAACCTGATCGCACAGCGCACCCGTCGTGGCGCAGCTAACTGGATCGTCGTTTCGCCAACCGCGCTAACGATCCTTCAGTCGGCAACCACCAGTGCGTTCGCTCGCACCACCGAGGGTGTGTTTGAGGCTCCAACCAACACCAAGTATGTTGGTACGCTGAACAACTCGCTCCGCGTCTACGTTAACCAGTACGCACAGGATGACACTCCAGTGCTCGTTGGTTACAAGGGCCAGGGCGAAATCGATGCGGCAGCTTATTACTGCCCATACGTTCCGCTGACCTCGTCGGGTGTTGTGATTGATCCTCAGACCTTCGAGCCAGTCGTGTCGTTCATGACTCGTTATGGATACCTGGAGCTCACCAATAGCGCATCGTCGCTTGGTAACGCTGCGGACTATCTTGGATTGGTCGGAATCAACACGAGCAATTTGAAGTTTCTTTAACCTATTGGAATCATTGAGAAATCTTGATGATTCCGTAGTAAAGAGATTCAAAGGAATGGAGCGCAGAGATGCGCTCCATTTCTATATCTTAAGAGTCCAACCTTGCTGGAGAAGGATCTCCTTCCAATCTTTTGGTATATGTTGTCCGACTTCAAGTCTTACGATTTTGAAACCAGCTTGACCAGCCGCCATATTCTTCCTTGCGTCCTTAGCTATCTGTTTATCGAGTAGCCTCTGGTCTCCATGATGGATTGATAGCATGTAGTGATACGGGCCGTCGATTTCTACTAGAAACTCATCCTCGACCATAAAGTCAAAAACGAAATGAGGGTTCTTAGTATGGAATTGATGCGTGTATTGAAGACCTAACTTCTCCAGTTCAGCCTTGAATTCAAGTTCTGGAACCGTATTGAAGAACTTCTTGTGAAGCTTATCAGGATTGGCCTCCATATAGCGCAGCCTTGCTTCTCGATAAGTTTCTCGCATATCATCAGTGATCTCCTGATTCCTGCGAGCCTCATTCATAACATTGACCTTAGGTCGCCATTCAGTTTCAGGCCGGGCTAGAGCGATCTCACTCATACGATCCTTGAAATCCTGAGAACGAGGTCCAACCGCAAATCCTCCACCATTACGTTCAATGGCTCTCCGCATTGAATCCTTTTGCTTCTCAATAGACGCGAGGCTGACCGTCTTGCCACGATGGGCATCACCAATTTTATCCTTGGTAGCCTGGTTGTGCTTCTTACCTAGGCGCTTCTGCCTCTTTAGATCTCGGGTAATATCACTATCCTGCCGCCAACCAATTTTGCCCTTGTTGTGTGCTTCTCGACCATTTTTGAATTGTTCCGAAATGGTGCGGCTTAAAGCATCTTTGTGAGCCTGAGAACGTTTACGCCCTGTGAGTTTAGTCGATATTGCTTTACTGATCTCTTGATCAACAATAGGAGCCTTAGGATATGCTTGTTTATACTGATCAAGAGTGATCCCGTGCGCCTTCTTCAAATGGCTCCCTGTGATCTGCTTAACTTCGCGTTGGCATACCTGACATCGTATCGTCATAATGTGATATTCCGCTGCCTTAGGAAGGCCATCATGCCCTGAATCATCATAGGTCGCATAGCCTTCTGTAAGGCTTCACAATCAGACCTAGATATCCGTTGGTCTAGGTAAGCATCCCACGCATATGAATACGCCTGATCTAGATGCTTAAGGGCTATCCATAATTCGCAATTGGTATCTATGTCTATGATATCCTGAACTATACCAGTAGGTTCTTTTAGCTTGAAGATCAGGAATTGATTATCATCACCCTGCCAAAGCAATGATGTCATTCCCCTACCGTTCGGTTTGTTTGAAAGATGAACGGAGGTCCAGAAACCAGAGCTTGGGCCTCTGGCCCAATACTTCTTGTGGCCTCTTTGTGTAGAGGCTCTCACTACCTTAAGGCAATGGCCTTCATCACCAGGATAATGGATTGGCTTACATAGAACGAGCTTCATGTGGTTCTGGTATTACCACATGAAGCTCGTTGTCTATATTGTAACTGGTCTCTTAGGCCTCGCTTGGCCAGGCCATCTTGACCGTGAGTACTGACACGTTGAGTGACTCAGCGATTTCTTCATCAGTCTTGCCGATTACACGCAAGGCGTGAATAGCAGCATTCTGCTCCTTAGTGGGCAGCGGATCAGCAAACGTGCCGCCATCATGGCTCTTGGCTTCATCGTTGGCATCCATCTGGAAGAACTCACCGTTCTCGACGCCTTCCTTGATTTTGTTGGCATGATGCGCCAACCTGCCGAAGAATTCAGCAATAGCTGGAACGACCATATCCTTAGCGGCCTTTGTGAATGTCGCGGTATCTTGAGTAACGGCACCGGCTAGATCTGCGAAAGCCTTCTCGGTATTCTTAAACATCAGTGATCTCCTTCATCGATCTACCTAGGTAGAATTGGCCCAAAGGTCAAGGTCAGATACAGATGACCTTTAGGCTCAGCAGTATTAGAATGATACCTCCTACTACCTCGGCTCTCTTGCCCCAATTTTGCCCTATGCGCCCTCCTGCGTAATATCCTAGACTACTGAGTAGCAGAGTCATACCGCCTATGATGAGGGCGCTATAGAGGAGTGAAAAGCCTAACAGGGGAAGTGCCACACCACACGCAGCCGCATCTAGACTAATAGCAAAACCCGAACAGCAAAGCCCTACAAGGGCCATTAGAGGGCCACTTTCTCTACTGATCAGCATTGGCTCATCCTCATGTTTGAGAGCATCTCTGATCATCTTAACGCCCATTAGGACCAAGAGAGCAACGACAACATATCGGCCCCATTCATCAAAAGCCTGGTGAGCGAAAATGCCTAGATACCAACCAATGATTGTCATGGTACCTTCGAAGAAAGCAAAGACCAATCCGATTGTTATCGCGTGTCGCCAAGAATGAGTGGAACTCACACCTCTAGCTATGGCCACCGCAAAGGCATCGCTACTAAGGGCTAGAGCTAATAGGAGTAAGGTTAGCATAGACGTTCACTAGCAAGGCGTTCTTTGATGACGCAATATTCAGATACAGAAAGAGTGGGGTATCTCTACCCCACTCTCTTGCTTTCCGTTTTCTATTGGATCAGAAACGGAAACCCACACCAGCTAGGACGCCATCACGACCACCGACGTTATCCTCGTATTCGGAACGACGATACTCGAGAGTGGTGTAGAGGTGCTTCGAGACAGCATACTCGACGCCACCGCCGTAACGCAGACCTTCGAAGTTGACGTGGCCGTTGTTGCCAGCCAGGTCAAAACGGGTCGAAGCATAACCGACCTTACCGAAGAGCTGAACCTTCGGAAGAACCGCAACACCAGCGCGCAGGTTCATACCAAGATCGCGGCTGACATCTAGGCCAGCAGTATCAGTGGTTGAATCCTCGAGGGTTGCTTCAGCGCCCAGAGTAACGCCCTTAATGATTGGAGCATCCACACCAACTACAACGCCGTAGTTGAAGCCTTCACGGCTCTGGATGTCATCATAACCACCAGTTACGCCCACACGGGCGCCGGTGAAATCCTGTGCCTGGGCAGCCACAGGAGCAGTCGCAGCGACGAATGCCGCCACTGCGGCCAGAACGATTGCCTTCATGAACAATTTCCTTTCTTCTGTTCAATTGGTAGATTGATCTTACGGTGTAACGACCGGTTGGGTCAATATTTAGATTAAGGTCATTCAGAAGCCCAGGTGAATTACAATCTCTTTGACGCGCTCAATAGGCGAATCGCCCATCTGATCTCTCAGATTCATCGCCTCCTCTTTGGCCCGATCCAAGTAGGTTTGGTCCCCATAGAGCATCTTCAAACTCTTGATGAATTGGTCCTCTTTGAATTGGGGTGTTATGAACCAATCACCTAACTGCCGCTCTTTGATCTGACGACCATAATTCAGTTTCTCCAGATCACCTGTGATCGCAATCTGAGGCAATCCAGCCATTGCTGCCTGAGTTACTGTTCCACAACCACCGTGTGATACCACTAAGCAGGATCTCCTTGCGATCTCAGACCAAGGGTATGTCTTACCATTCGAGTAGAATAGGGGTAAACCTGATTTCTCAAGGCAGGTCCTAAGCGTTTTCGGAACACCATGTGGGGTGTAGATGAAAACTTCTCTGCCCTGCTTGGTGGATTCTGATTCAGCCATAGGCAGGAAGTGTTGACCCACTCGACTCTTTTCATATGGGTCGATCCAAGGAATAGCACCAACTACCACGTGATCAGCCTGGAATATCTCAGGAAGCCGTTCAACACCTATGATCTTCGTGGCTTCTTGCTCACTTAGGGGTTCCCACCCTGTCAAAGACGGATAGGAATCTAGATCACTTGGTGGGCAATCATAACCATTGCCAATGAGGATGGTGGGTATGCGATTCCTTGATGCTGTCAAAAGAGCAGGAGCGAAATCAGCTACGATGATGTCAGGGTTCTCTCTGGTTAGGATAGCTTCCCATTGAGCAACAATTGACTTGAATAGGCCTGGAATGGTGATCCCCATTCCAATTAGAACGTCACCTAGCGAATGGGTTGGTATTGCTTTGTGTAATTGGCTAGGCCAGAACGGGCCTTGTTTGCCTTGGGGGATAGCTGATTGAGGTAGTTTGAGGTAGACAACTACCTGATGACCTTGAGCCTCTAGCGCTTCTTTATGATTGTGGATCCGAACGCCATGACCTTGACCTCCTCCGATCTCCCAACCAATCAATATCTTCGCCATAGGCAAAGACTACTTGGTGAGTCGCTATTGGGTCAATAGTCATGGTGAAGGGTGGGTTTCCCCACCCTTCAATAGTCTTAAGCCTTCTAGACCTTCCGGCGCCGCTTGCGCTTCAGCTTCTCGGGCCGCTTGACCTGCTCGTCACGCACATCGAAACGCAGTTTGAGGCGCATTGCGTCCATCTCATCGGCGAGGTAGATCTTGTCGATGAATACCACATGGGTATCGAACCCACGACCGCCCTTGAGACGCACCGACGATTTGTGGGTGTAGGAAACGGTCTTGTAATAGCCGACACAGTTCTCGACACACCAGGTCTCCACGTCCTCGGGTGCCACCTGGTGCTCGGCGAACCAGAAACGGAAGGGGAAGCCGTAATAGAACGGAATGTCGCCATGCTTCTCGGAATGGCGTCCGTAATCCTTGAGGGTAGTCCTACCCATGTTCGATCTCCTTGTTGCCTACCTATATCCTGGTTCTATACTCTGGGTAGAGTCTGTCAACCAGAAAGGTGACAACAAGGTGAGGTTAGCCGAACAATTTGGTTCGCAATGCTCCTAGATCAATAACGCTATCGGCATCAAGAACTAGACGAGCTTTCAAAGCCTGTTGGCGATCCATCATACCGAAAACACCGTTACATTCTCGAAAAGTCCTAGTCTTAACTCCCAATTGACGGAGATGTGCTCGAGCCTCTTTGGTCCTTTCAAAGTCTACGTAGTTCAGACCTTCACTTGGTTTCAATTTGAAGATGAATTCAATGTCATCTAAGACGCCTTTGGCCTTCATCACTTCCATGAAGTAGCCTGCTTTATTACAAACCTTTTCAGCAGCCTCTTTCAACTTGACGTATCGCATCAACGTAGCAATTTCCGCGACACCGGTTTCGACTTCCTTCAGTTCAACTTCGACGATTTCCCAATTATCCGGAATAGCTTCAGGCAGATCAGCCCCGAACTGGCTACGATACCTAATTAACCAGGATAACGCACCCTCAACACCTGATTTATTCTTCCAAGTATGACCAGTTTCATTGAAAGCGGTACACCGAACGTCACCATTCCAGAACTTACCAGTGACCCTATCGCGAACCTTGAATAGCTTTTTAGACTTGGCCATCAGCAATTCCCCCTTGGGGTCATGTTGGCCAGATCCATTGGATCTTCAGGATCGCTGTCTTCATCAGAATTCGTGACTTCTGATTCAGTCATCGTTCTGCGATAGCTAATACGTTCGCGAACCTTTGACTCGATGTTGTCACGGTCCTCTTCAGGAATAGCAACAAGGAGATCACCCATAATATCGCATAAGGTGATGATAGTCTGGTTCACTGCTAGATACGGGCTATCCAGCTTTACCTCATAGTATTCCAAGAGGTAGTTGATGACTTGAACAATGCTATTATAGGATGCCGTCTGAAGCTCATCGAGGATGGGCTCAAGCGCGGCCATTTCTTCATCTTCTGACACACTCAACTCCAATAGGCATTTGGCCTTCTGAAGTTGGGTAGCGAATTGGTTTAGGAGAAGTCTATATTAGAATGGATGGCGTTTGGATTCACAAAAGTCACGATAGGCATAATGAATGATATCACTGGCATCCAATTTGACCATCCTCATCACGTCACGTGGATACCCATCTCCATACCATGATGTCTCGGGGTCGTTGATCAAATCATCTGCCATCTGCTCAACATCACCTGCTTCAATCCACTGCCAGTTATTCCATTGGTCTTTGATTGGTTTGAGGCCTTTACGGGCCATCAATACGGTATGGAAGAACTCACTCTCATCTGAGGTGGATGAACTAGTCATAGCACTTGTGATTTCATTGAGTGGTGCTTTACAGAGCCACTTAACATACTGGATCTCATAATCCTCTTGATAGAGGCGTTGAGCAAGATCAGGTATTGAAACAATGACTTCTGGCTTCATCTTCTTGAGTGCTTGGAAGTTCAGATTTACAAGGCCATTCTTATCGATGTTAGCAGCCTTAGTATCAGTCTCAGCTAGAGCTTTGATCATCCACTTATCAATGCGACCAAGGCTTTCGATGTCTGAGTTCTTGTCGACCTTCTGGATTAGATCAATGATGATCCTTCCCCAAGCCTGGCCAAAATCCTTCTCTGCCTTACGTATTGACTCTTCACGATCCGCGTTAGCAATTTCGGCTCGTTCGCACAGTTTTTCCCATTCGGTAAGCCGTTTTTCATACTGATCATCGACATCCTTGAGCATCTTACGAGTGGGGGTTAGATCCACTTCGCCGGATAGCTTCATGGTTGCGAGGAACTTCTTCAGAGTCTCTCTGATCAGCACATTGTCTGTATCAAATTCATGCTCGAAGATGGCCTGGATCTCGTAAGGGCACATCTCCAAAGCTTCGCCCATGCGACGGTAAATCTGGGTAATCGCTGGCATGTGCTTTCGAGGCGCCAATGGCTTATCAGAGACCGCGGTATTTTCAGCCTTTTTCAGAGCTTTGAATGCGTCATCCAGCTGATTGATAGTCGTAGGATTACTCGCATTGGTGCGAGTATGTTCCGAAAGGATAGGGCCCACTTTGGTCCTTGGTGCTTTTCTGGCCATCCGGGTATGAATAGACGGCTTTGCCATAGCGTCAAGCTTCTTCATCATTATCAGGTAGCATGGAGCGATCACCTAGTTTATGATAGACGTCCCAATGCTTGACCTTCAGCAATTCCTTTTCCTCATCACTGAGCTTCTCTAGAGCAAACTTGCGAAGTTCAATCTCATCCTCGCTTTGCTCTTCTGGAATGAAGGAGTTGACGTTTGTTTCGATGATCACCAAACGGATGGTGGTTGGATCAATATCCACACTTCCACAATCCTGCCGAATCAGCCTCATGAAAGTGGTGATGAGTTTGACGTCAGTGTCTATTGAGAACGTTCTTAACGCAAACGGATTCTCGGATACTTTCACAAGGCTTGGTTGGTAATCATAGTCGTCATCCATGTCATCCCAACCATGACCTACATTTGGTCTGCTCATCGGCCTACCAGCCTTTTTGGCTATAGCCTTGAGGCGGGCCGCATGAGATGCTGGGCCACTAGTGGATTCTACATAGACCCATTCATTCTTTTGGTTTCTACCCTGAATGGCATAGAACTTGCCTTCTTTGAAACTCACGTATGTCGCCCTTCTATTGGAAGCTGATCAGCCCAATAGGTTAATGGGCTTCCAATTACGAGTCCAATGCTGGTCAGTTTGTACATGACCCTTTCGAACGTACTTTGCGACATTGTGAGCGAAATTGTCATTATGAAATCGCTCAGTCAGTTGAAGCACGAAACCTTCCCTGTGAGGGCCTAACAAGCTAGGTTGGTTAATGTGGTGCTCAAACCACTGAGTGATCTCTTTGATGCTGCTGAACGTTCCACGGTAAAGCAAGGGCACAGTGAGGAACTCATGCGCCTTACAAAATTGGGTGCGTTCATCAAGGCTCATCCATTCATCATCTTCGCGGATGTTGAAGACCCTGTAGGTTTCATCCTCCTTCAGGGCATCATACTCAATGGAATGAATACCGTAGAGATCCTCGCCATAGATGGATATCCGAGGGTCAATGTCTACGGTTCGCCAAGCATGGTGCTTTTTGACCATAGCGAACCAACCCTGAGTAGCGGGCTGGCCTGTTGAACGAGCATAGACTTCACCGACATTCAGGCAGGTATTACCACCATCCAGTTTCTCGGAGATGCCTACCTCGACACCAAGGAATCGCTCAGGATCTTGATGGTAGCGGTCATCCTTATGAACCTGGGGAGACCAGGGCCAATGAGGGCTTGATGGATATTTAGGTGGGTTAGCCATGATCTCCTCCTTTCACCACCAGTTCTAGCAGTGAAAGGGCGACAGTCAACCGTTTTTCAGAAGTTGGTCAATATTCCGGAGTAGGATGATTGTCTCGCTGACTAGCTCATCCAGATTATCGAAGACTCGAATTGGAGAACCTGCTAACTTGCTCTGCTCGATGATGTCGAAGCGACGCTCGTAATCAGGATGGGTTCCGACCATTAAGCCACCTGGATGAAGGCGATGGATGGCACCACCGAGTTCGAAGAGCGTGATTGGGCAAAGAGTCTCACAGGGGAACCAAAAGAGATTCACTTGGCTCATTCTGAGCGCGTGGTATTCCCATTTGATCTGAGCCTTTGAAACATCCTCATAGGCATTCATATCAAAGTCGTCGCGGCGGGGGTTATAGATGGTAGCGTTGGTTTCACGATTGATCCGCTCTGCTACTGGAGCCTGCCAGTCAGGGCATTTGCTGATGCCGCCTGCGAGGAAGATTGGATTATCCGCATTGGGGTCCAGAGCTTCCGGGCTTTTGATGATCCTACCCATTAGACCAACGCCACGTCGATGTAGTCGGGGCCTTCAAAGACGTCGCTGGCTGGAGCACCAATACCACGGCAAAGCTCTTCAATGACTTCTACTTTGAAGCCGCGCTTCACAAAGCCATCAACAGCCCACTTGACGCAATAATCAGAGGCTACACCCATGACCTGGATAACAACCTCATCCTTCTCGCTCATTTGCTTGAAGAACTCATCACGAAGCAAAAAGTCCATGACCGGGCGAATGATGGAAGTGCTGCGGTCAATCTGAAGGAAGGAGAGTCGCTCCTCTTCCCACATGTTGAATACACCCTTCTCAAGAAGGTAGATGGGGATCTGCCTCGGAACCAGTTTGTCGTTGAAGACATTGGTCCACCCGCTGGTATTCTTGACGCAATGGATGGGGAACTCTTTGCTCTCTAGCATAGAGTCCCAGGTCTTAGGATCGTGAGTATCGAAGGTGAATAAGACCCCTTCATACTCATCGGCATCTAGATTCGCAAGGAACTTTGTGCCAGGCACAATGATGTCTTCTGCGCTGCCCACATAGAGCGCGCCATCGGGCATCATAAAATCGTATTGGGTGTCGACAACGACGAGGAACTTCTTAAGCATTCTGACCTCCAACTTTCATTGAGGTTAATGGAATGGTTGCTCAACCCGAGGATTAGCTTCCATCCCTATTTACCTATCTATTGTGACAGAATTCACCAGTCTTGTCAACCTGTGAACTCTGTGATTCCAAGGAATTCGCTAACATCCTCCCCGAGAATGGCCTCCTTGTGGTGGTTCAGCCGGGTTACAAACATGCGTTTATCACCCCGATGAACCATGTCACTTGGGTCGACCTTGAATAGCAGACCGCGCGATTCGAAGCCAGCGAGCTTCTTCATTTTGACGCGATTGCGCTTACCGCCGTCCAGTAGACCACGATTCTTCTCTTCATCCCAATAGCCGCGGTCCCACAGCACATCATCGGGGATGATACTGCCTTCGCTGACATAGACACAGAGTTCACCCGCAGCCCAACGGAACGATCCATCCCCGTGCTTGTTTGCGATGACCTTATGACCCTCACTAGTAGTGACGATGCTTAGGTTCTCACCGTAAGGTTCAACTGACTCAATCGTCTGAACTATGGCTGACATTGGTGAATTCCCTTCTTACTGATCCAGACACATGATGCGTCCATCCCTACCCAACCTAGCAGTTATACCACCGGAATGGTAATTCTGCATGATCAGATACTGGCACTTGGTCTCAGGATCGGTGAATACACTGATACTTGGCTCCATGATCTGTACGTTGCCATCGTAGAGATCGCTCATAGCTGATGGCGTTGGTGTTGGTGTTGGTGTTGGTTCTGCCTTGCTTTCGGAGACTGCCTGTGAGCAACTAGCAATCAGTAGAAAAGCGAATAGAGCCGGATATTTCATAGTTTCTCTAACCAGTTGATGAAGCCAAAGATGCCGCCACGTAGCATCTTACCCCTGACCTGCCAAGTTCCTTTGGTAGGATAAAACTGAATCTTATGGGTGCCTTTGGTGATATTCCAAGTGCCATTAGCATCGACAGTCAGGCTATCGACTTTCTCCCGAACGTCATTGACCATCGAACCAGCTTGTGTTGATCTAGCTGCTCGTTGCTCTCGGCGGATCTGCTTGAGATCATTGAATAGATCACCCATATCGCCCATTTACTTGTCCTCGTGGCCAACCTTGAACTCTTCGGGGAAGTGCTCTTCAACCAAATCATGTATAACAGCCGGAACCCATCGCTTCCAACCGTCATTACGAGTCACAAGGAACTGACGAAGCTCAGTGGCACTTGGAATGTAATTCTGGGTGCGTTCCTCGAGGTGAAGCTGGCGGAATACACCGTTGGGCATGTAGCGAGCTACGAAATCCTCAGGGTTATCGTCAGCGGGCGAACCACATTCCTTATTGAAGAACCGACCACGATACCAGATAGCATCAGCGGGTGAGCCAGTGTAATAATCCGTAGGATTGGGGAGACCCAAACCTTGGATTTTCTTCAACACATAGTCACACCACTCGTTGGTATCCTTGGTGGCACCTAGGTCGGCCAGTGGAACGAGCTTGACTCGCATACCGTAGAGCCTATCCCACATCTCCATACGAACTTCTACGGAGAATGGATTCTGGATAGTGATTGGCTTGTTGGCTGAACCACAACCAATGATCACTACATCATGAGCATTGATCATGCGCGACGCAATACGGGTATGCCCTTCATGTAAGGGCATAGTCCTCATGATTGCTAGACCTACACGCTGAGTCATTACGCACCCCAATTCAACAGACCGGCTGCTGAATCCCTATCCCAGCCAAGCTCAGTAATACGTTTCTCGGCTCGGGCCAGTCGGTCTCGAAGAGCAATAACCTCGCCCTCCAGTTCCAAATAATGGCGCTCCTTCTTCCATGCCGCGATACCAGCCTGCATGATTTCGAAGTGGTTGAATGCCATGGGCCATTCACTTTCAGGAGCACCCTCGACCTCACTGATCTTCATGCGTTTCACGGATTCGAGGTCATCGAGCATTGAAACATCCTTACCATCCGGCAAAGCATTCGCCTGCTCAGGTAGGAGCTCAATATAATAGCAAGCGTTAACCACATGGGCCCTCGTATCGGTGCGGCTATTGGAACGCACCGTAAACATCTTGAGCTGATCCAAGCCAACTTGAATACCGAACTCTTCTGCGATCTCTCGAATCGCACATTCTTCGAGGTTCTCGCCCTCATGGAATTCGTCGCTCATCAGCTTCATGCCAAGCTTCTCATCACAATAGGCTCGACACGCCGCCCGTTCCTCGCTGGTTTCCACGTAGCGGGCTTCCATGAAGCCACCAGATAAGGAATTATAGCCTGGGTAGACCCAAGCTGATTCCTTTCGAATGCCTCCGATTACTTCTTCAGCAACTGGATCGATGAGCACCATTGTAGCTGTGGCGCTGGCCATTCGGAACGGATAGATGTAAGCCATTATACCTCCTTAATAACCAGCCTGTGGCAGCAAACGTCGATATTGGCGCGCGCCTTACCAGACCAAGTCTTATACGCTTCTTCATAACTGTCAAATGGTCCGTAGACCTCCTGGGTTCCAGGAACAAGATCCTGGAATGATGTATTGGTGTAAACGCCGCCTTCAACCTTGAACATGCTTATCTCCTGTAGAGCTTAGCTAGCATTAGGTCCTGTTTGACGGCTTTTTCAATATCCTCGGCTTCTGACCATTCCCTTAATTTGATTTGAATGGCAGCGCTGATAAGATCAGCTGGTCGAACTCCGAGATCTTCGGCTAACTTTGCTAAATCCTCGTCATCAGTCTTTGGAATAGTGAGAAGCTGGCCTAGTGTAGCTTGCTGACCACCCATCCATTCAGTGTGGGGATATGGAGCCTTACAATGGATACAAATTCCGTTACTCTGTCTGAGCTGGTTACGGGTATTCTTATGACCGCAACCCTTACAATCGTATCGAGGGTTGCTTCTGGCCATTATACGAATACCGGAACGTCGGCCATGCCCTCGCTACCGAAGATCTTACGGTAGCGCTCTACCTCTTTCTCTGGGCCGGTAGCCTTCTCGTAATTGTCACTGAGCTTGACCGCAGGAGCGCCATCGGCAGCAACGACTTTACAGACCAGGCTTAGGGGATCCAGTGAGCCATCAGTGGTTAGGTCCTTGAAATCATTGGTGAGCATCGTGCCCCAACCAAAGCCCACCATGACCTCATCCTTCCATCGGTTCTGGAGGCCAATGATGTCAGGAGCATCCAAACCATCGCTGAAAAGAACCAGCTTCTCCTTGGGGTTGACACCCATGCGGTTCCACCACGCAATTAGCTCTTCAGCCGCCTCGTTGGGCTTCTTACTATCCGGCCGAAAACCCTTCCACAAGCTCAACCATTGAGGCGCGTTCTTGAGGAATTGAGTTGTGCCATAGGTATCAGGCAGAGCAACCAGAAGGTTACCCGAGTAATCATTCTGCCAATGCCGGCAGACCTCATATTGAACCTGTCGGATCTCTTCATCCGAATGATTGCCCTGGTGAGCACAAATGGCCGTCAGAGTCATTGGAAGTTCATGGGCATTGGTGCCCTTAGCTTCCCAACCATACTTGTAGGCCAGATATGAGTTGCTGGTGCCCGAGAATCCGTCACGCAGGGCCTCGGCTGCGGCACTAACAGCCCATTCCTGCCAGAGGAATGAGTGGCGCCTACGGGTTCCCATATCCGACAGGTTCAGATTAGGAAGTTTGCCAATATGAACCAGTTTGTCCCATAGCTTGGCTTTGGCACGAGAATAGAGGATATCCAACTCGAACTTGCTGAGCTTACGGAGAGCAGCGCGCGTCTTGAGCTCACTAACGATAGAAAGGGCGTAGATTTCCCAATAGGTTACTTCCATCCACGGACCGGTGAATGTAAGCACAAAGTCGTTCTTCTCGTTTCGTGAGAGCGAATATTCAGGAAGCTTCAGCCGCCGCAAGAAGTCGATATAGCCAGGAGTGAAGATACCCTGTTTACCGTAGAAAGTATTACCCTGGAGCCAGATGAGCTCTTGAGGTGTGAAGCGTAGAGTGCGAACGTGATCCAGTTGCTCGCGCAGTTCCTGCTCATCGATAATGTTGCCGAGATTCACGGATGTGGTCCGGTTCTTCAAAGCAAACGTCACGGTATGTATGGGGTAGCGATTGTAGATGAACTGGCCCATCAGCAGCTTGTAAAAGTCCGTGTCGAGGAGCGACCGAACGATAGGATCAAGACGCCAGTTCTTATTATGGGCGCGTAGTGCGAGATCGACCATTATCGGCCTCCTTTCTGAATAACAACTGGTGCGATAGCACGTCTCCGCACTATCGCAACCAGAAAGTGGTCAGGCGATCGCCGCAGTAGCAGGCTCGGGCTCACCAATGAGGCTCGATGGAACAAACATCGAATTGTCGATGAGTGCCAGATCGGAATAGCGGTCGTGAATCTTATTCTGTAGATTGACTGGATTCATGCGCTTGAACCACGTGCCGCCCATGCGGGTCATCACCGCTTCATATACCGCCTCTGCTCGCTCATCACCCTCAATTTTGAGGAACTCGCGCAGTTTATTCTGATCGCCGCGATTAGCCGCCAACATCGACGTTCTCGAATTTCTTAGGATCTTGATGATCGCGTTGACCATGATATCCCACTCGAGGTAGCTACCACCCAGCTGGGCTTCATCACCAGCGCTAATACCCAGGCCATCTGTCGGCGTAGCGCGCCATGTGCTCTCAGGAACACCGGTGATCTTGGATATATAAGGCACTTCCCAGCTCTTCAATAGCGACTGGATGGGTGAAAGATCACCCACATCACCATGAAGGGTCCAGAAGCCAGCGCATAGTTCGCTGAAATTATCCGTGCTGGCTACCAACCCGCCTTCCAAAGAAGCCAGGTTGTAGAGCGTGATCATGCGAAGTCGTGCGCGAATGTTGCCGCGACGGATACGAACGCGCGTTACGTCCTTATCTTCATCATTGATGAAATCACCGATGCGCTGATCAAGTGGATCCTGGTCTTGGCCGGTGTGGATAGAGAATGCGCCCGAAAGCGAATTGAGTGTGCTGTTATAGAGGTCCGTGAGATCGATGTGGCGATGCTCAATACCGAGAGCCTCACAAGCCTCGATGCCGCGGTCGGTTTCTTCGGGGTTCTGATTGATCGGCATGGTTACGCCGATGACATTCCAGCCAGCGCGCTTGAATAGCGCAGCCGTGAGGGCCGAGTCTACCCCTCCGCTCATACCGAGCACCACGGTGGATACGTTGGTTTGCTCACCATATGAGACGAGACGTGCGACGAGATCCTTAGCAAGGTCTGTCAGTTTGTCTTCAGTGGGGAAGAGACCCTGCTGGATTTGGAGGTCCAGTTGGTTGGAGAACCAGGGGGTTAGCTCGCCGATGTTATTCTGGCGGCTCAGATCAAGAATGGAATTACGTAGAGCGTTCATCGTCCTTACCTTTCGATAGGTGCTTATGGTCCGGCATTGGCGCAACCTTGCGATTCGCCTTTGCTATGTTTCTACTTATACAAGACGACCATCCTCTTCGTCAAGATCCGTTTCAACATAATCCTGAATGTCAATGCCTTGACATTTTCCCTGCATGGTAAGGCGCACGGTCATTGCCACCTGTTTACTAGCAAAGGCGACCGCTCCCCCATTACTATGGGTGCTGGCCTTCTTGTAATCCTTATTCTGTTTGAGCTTCAGCCTCTTGATGATCTCAAGCATTTCTGCGAAATCACCCTTGTGACACTGGTTGTTATAATCCCAAGTGCTATTGGCTACTAGAACCCATTGGAACTGATGGTTCTGACCTTGATCCTCGATACGCTCGACAAGATCCTGGAATGATTGGCCATATTTCTGACCCATAGCTAGGTAGCGGCGGATCTTGGCTAGGAAGTCATCCAGATTACTCATGTTGTCTTCAGTTTCTACAATCTTGATCTCGATGATCTTGATGTGATCTCCAAAGACAGCATTGGCGTTCGCTGATTGATAGTGGGTGCTCTTGGAGTAATAGCCATGACCATTCAGCGATAGTTTGAGCTTACCCAAGGATTCCCAGGTCTTACCCTTTTTATCCCAACAGGCGTGCTTATTCATGAATAGACCTGTTTTGAGGTCCTTCACCTTATAAACTGTCGTATGCCCCATGTGAACTCCTTTGCGCCATCGTAACAGGATAGACTCAGGTGTCAAGCATTGTGGTTCTTTAGTTTATCATAAACTGCTAGATTCTCTACACCAAGAGCGTGGATCTCATCATCATCATCATCATCATCATTATCATTCCACATGGTGGTCACCCTGATGACTCTTCTCTTTTCAACAACCTGTATCATGCGTTGTGGAACTTGGTCTTGATGTAGGTGTGGATATTCATGATGCCGAGAGCCTTGATATCACCCTCGTTGAGTTTCGCTAGAGCAATTTTCTGACGAGCCTCGCGATACGCATCTTCCTCTAGGCTCATCTCTTCCCGGATGATATTGATCGTAATTGATACGATTTTACAATCAGATTCAGGATTCTCTTCTTGGAATTGTGAGAAGATTCTAACCTGCTCTTCGATCGTCTTTTCTGACAAATCCAGAGCTAGTTCAACCTGTTCAGTGGATGAAAAGCCATAACCACCATCTACATCTAGCCAGGCTTCCTCAAGATAGATGAAAACTTCTTCACCATCTTCATCCCATTCTGAATATTGGATGATGGTAATCCTTTTTGAGCTACTCATAGATTGACCTTCCTTTCATCAACCCGTAGTGAGTAGTGAAAGGTGAGGTCAATATGTTTGGATTATCAGGTGTACGTTGTAAGGAATGCGGAATGGCATTCGAGCACAAGAATTACCGTAAAGAGGATGGTGAAAGCATTTACTGGGCTAATCCGAAGATCTGCCAATTCACCGATGTGATCGTCAATTTCTGCGGCCCAGTTTGCTCAACAGCCTGGTTTATAAAACAGATAGAAGCCAGCAAAGACGTTACACAGGAAACTTAAACGGTCTGCCGTTTTCATCCTGCTAGGTGTCTTAGAGTTTCACACTGGCTTCTATCATCACAAGAAGATGCGCCAGTAGCCCGGCAGGTAATCCCCTGATATCGCATCCACCCACATTTCACCAGTCCACCGTAATTGCTTACCAGACTTGGAATTCAAGACAACTGCCTTGTTTGTCATTATACTGGCATCGAAGCTAATCACCCATTGACCATCCTTGAATTCAATTATGTCATTGGCCGATGCTTCAAGATCAGTCCACTCGGGGCATTTATGGAGATCACTTGCTAGAATGTATCGTTGGCCTTCCTCGGCTTCTGGCATACCTTCATTTCCTGGAAAGCGTGCTGGGTTCCAAGAACCTTCTTCTACTGGGGCATGACCCACATCAACAATACCATTGATACTCGGTAGGGTATTGACTGGTAGGGTGTCTCCATCTGGTTGCCACCAGAGCTTGTTTGGTTGAACTGGATCGAAACCGAAGATACCCACGATATCACTATCATGATCGTCCATATCATCAGTGGTTTTGAGGCGGAACTGACTTACACCTGAACGGAAGGCGCCATAGCGATGTAGAAGAGCCTTCCAATCCAATAGATCACCATTTGGATCAGTAGTTAGACCTTTGGAGCTCAACAGGGTTGCTTCAAATTGGAGACCATCTGGTGTGTTGATAACCTCAACTCTAGCCTGATGATCACCTGGAGTTATGATCTGCCTTGTGTGTAAGTCAGTCGGAGAGAAGTTATAGCCACCCGCCTGACCATCCTTGTATTCTTCCTCCACGTTGATCGTTCCAATGTTGGTGATGATTTGTTGGATGATATTCTGGCGTTTTACCTTTGCTGGTGGAGAAATCCAGATTGGCATCTTGAAGGTAATACTCGAGACCTCAATGTCATCATCTGTGCCAATTGGCATTTCGCGATTAGTCCATTGAATATCCTGAAGTTCAACAATGGTAAGGCTGGTCCAATCAATTGGATTGTTGCCAGTCTGAAGGTCAATGGATGGATTGAATAGCACCATGATTTGTTCCATGATCTGGTGCTTCTGGAGCTCATTAGAAGTCCAAAGATCCATTCGCATCACAATGTCGTAGGGTACCGCCATATAGGTTTCGACGCTGTAGGTATTACCCAGTTCACCAGTATATCGGTTAGTCGTTGGATCAATGGCTCGCTCCCAGACATTCAGGGTTCTCACATGGTTGGGGTTCTGACGACGCTCAGCTGAAAGTGCTATGCTGATTTGCTCGCATGTGATTTGCGGAGTACTAAGGATGGTGTTTTCACTGTTATTCTTCAGGATGTGCTGAACCTGGCGATTCTTACTCGCCAGTTTAACAGGAATGGCTTTCAGAGTCTTAGTACCATCTGCTCCAACTCCAGTTTCATAGCTGAAGCTCTGGAAGATACGACAGAACTGTAGCCAGTAACGGCGAAGTTGGCCATCATAAAAGTAATCCAAATGGGCCATTCCTGTTATTCCTTACTTGGTCTGGAAGAGCTTTGCCTCATTGGCACGGCGGATAACCAGGCCTTTGAGAACCCTTCCATTGTCTTTATTCCAACGAGCCAATTGGGCAGGCACCTGATCATAATGACCGGCGTTAAGAACTCTCAAGAGAGTCGAGGATTTGAACTGCCCCTCACCGATATTGTAGACAAAGCAGACGAGAGCATCGAACTGGTTCTGGGTCAATGGAACCTTCACCAGTGTATCGATTGTATGCTCAGCATCTGAGACATCTCGCTTTAGGAATTCCTCACCTTGTGATTCAGTGATGACTTGGCCCAAGTGTACATCATGAGTTGTGCCATAACCGATTGTTGGAACCTTACCAGTATCTAGGTAGGCTTGGGCTCTAAATCCCTCGCTTGCCTTGATCAAATTGAGTCCGTTTTGACCGATCTTCATTATTTGTTCCTCCCCACAGGTTGTTTCTTGTATTTAGTGGGAAAGGCACATTATTGATAAGTATCCGATCTAATCAGAAATGAGGATAATCAACAATGGCCAGGCGATCATTAGGTAGGGATGTAATAATTGATAGATTCAGAAAGATTCATGGCGATTTTTATGGTTATGAAAGGCTGGTGTATTCTAGGATAGACAAACAGGTAGTTATAACGTGCCCAGACCACGGAGACTTTAACCAAATTCCTATAAATCATCTTGCTGGTAGCGGATGCCCAACCTGTGCTTCGGAGAAGGAAAGTAGAAGAAGAGGATATGGATTAGAAGGTTTTCTAGCTAAGGCAGAACTAGTCCATGGTCAGAGATACGATTACACCGAAGTAAGATACTCTAACATCTCGTTGGAAGTTACTATTTTGTGTAAGGATCATGGTAGATTTGATCAGATTGCTGGATTACATCTATCTGGGTCTGGGTGCCCAGCATGTGCTAGAGTAAAACCGCTCAATACGGAGGTTTTCATAGATAGGGCTATTCAAAAACATGGTGATCTATATGACTATTCCAAGGTTGATTATGTGAATCTCAACACCAAGGTGGTTATTAACTGCTATCAACATGGTGATTTTACTCAACTACCTTGTAACCATTTGGCTGGAACCAGATGTCCTAAATGTTCAAACAAATATAGAATGCAGGATGACTGGTTGGATTCCTTAGGGCTTCCAACCGCTCCAGAGAACCGACAGGTAACACTTATGCTTTATGATGGAAGCAGGATAGTGGCTGATGGCTATAACCCATCAACCCTCACGGTTTATGAATTCTGGGGAGATAAATGGCATGGAAACCCAGATGTGGTCAATCTGTTAGATATACATCCAGTAACTAAGACTACATATGGATTCCTGTATGAGAGAACTCAGGCTAAAATCCAAAAGATTAAGAGCTCTGGTTATCATTTAATTGATATTTGGGAATCTGATTGGATCAGAAGTCAGCTCTAGGTTTGATTACTTTAGATAGCATCTGTCTCTCTTCAACATTCTCTCCGTTAATAGTATCTGAATTTTTATTAGAAATAAAGGATTCTAGGATTCTATGAGCAGCCTGCCACTTCTTACGCAGATCAACTTCACGCCTTTCCCATACACCGCCAGTTGGTCCAGTTGGTTGGCCCATTGAATCAGTAGGTTGGCCTACGAATTGATAGAGAACGTTTGGTTCCATACCAGTGTGGAGGAACCAATCTCCATCCTGCGCTTCATCGGGGAAACTCTTACCACTACTCGCTAGTTCAGCACCATTTGGTGGTTTACCATCACCAGCGAAGATCCATGGATATTGGCTACCCTTTTCATCTCCAGGAACCACATAGAACTGCGCTGTTTGGAAGTTCCGATACGGAGCATCTGCTTCTGCCTGCTCAGCAATGGCATCGCTGATACCAATCTGGTCCTGGAAGTCACTGATCAGATCACGTAGATCAAATCCAGTATCATCACCGTTGGCGTTGGTAACTTCGCCATCTAGAATCTGATTGAACTCCTGGCTATTGGTAAGTGGCTTCAATTTCACTCGAAACATGTGGGGGCGCCAAGTTTGGCCCCAGCCACCAGCAGCACGTGATACGTCTTGAACCACATAGTATTTGTTGACTGCTGGTAAGCTCTCATCAAGGAGCGCATCATCCCTCAAATGGGGAAACTCTAGAACGTCACCTGAGATCAACTTGCGATTGATCTTCTCCAGCACGTCATTGATATGGAACTCAACATATAGGGTATCGGCTTCCAAGAATAGACCGAACTGCCTGATATCAAATTCGGTATCCTGCATGTTGTAGGCGCACCGCATTTCATAGACATTTGGATCGTAGGCGCGATCGCGGTTCTCAAGGAAGAAGAGATCTTGGATCTGCTGGATACCCTTTTTGGTGCTAGTGGCGGCACCTGGTTGGGTAGCATCACCGGTGTCACCCTGATCAACCACACCCATGTAACGGTGGAGCAATACCTCTACACCACCGATGCGAAACATCTCTCTGACTTGCTCATCAATGTAGTAGTAATCGTCATTCTTTTGACGATTCCAAAGCGACATTTTGGCCATTTTGATCCTCCACAAGTCTGAGTATTTACCTAGACCTAGGTAAATACTCGATAGGATCGGAGGCCAGAATGGAAACCCAGCGCGAACTATTGATCAAGGAAGTCTTCCGCCGTCTAGGTGGCGGTATGGTCAACATTGAGCTCACCCCTGAGCATTATGATGATGCTCTGAACTTTGCTCTTGCGACTTACCGTCAGAGATCAGCTAATTCGGTTGAAGAACGGTTCGCCTTCCTAGAACTTCAACCCGATCAGGCCGAATATACTCTCCCCGATGAAATCATTGAGGTCCGCCAGATCTTCCGTGCTGGTGTCACGGGTGCTACTTCTGGTGTGGGTAACTTCTTCGAGCCTTTTGGAGCTCAGATTGCCAACCAGACACTATTGGGTGCCACTGGTAATACTAACCAATCTAGCCTAGTGACTTATGAGCTCTTTACGGGGTTCCAGGAGCTCGTGGGTACGATGTTTGGTGCTCATATCATGTTTAACTGGCAACCGACACGTCACCGCCTGGATATCATCCGTAAGCCACGAGCCATCGAAACAGTTCTCCTTTGGGTCTACGTTCATCGTGCTGATGAGTTGATCCTTACTGATCCATATGCTCGTCCTTGGATTGTTAGGTTCACAACAGCCCAGGCAAAGGTCTTTCTTGGTGAAGCACGTAGCCGTTTTGGAACTTTTGTCGGCCCTCAGGGTGGCACAACACTCAATGGTGATGCTTTGAAGGCTGAGGGTCAGCAGGAGATGGATAACTTGCTTCAAGAGCTGGCCAACAATGTCGAGCAAAACATCGCATACGGCTTCCTCTTTGGTTGATTGACATCTCTCCAGAGTCTGCTAGGATGCTTCTAAGGAGGTATCAGAATGGCTCTATCGGTTCGCCCGTTTTTCAAACCACGCAAAGTCGATCCATGGCGGCGGATGAACCGAACCCACCCCTATGACATTTGGGGAACCCTATATCGGCTAGCTGCTTATGAGAAGATCAAAGGTGAGCCACCGGCCTTCTATACGCCAGCTCAGATTGCTGCGCTTCTTTTCACCAATTTCAATGACCTATCCGATTATGACAAACAACGAGTTATCCGTTGTAAGATCGATTACGCTTTGCTCTTTCTTAGGATTAGTCACTACATCACAGAAGATTGGGAGATGCCTAAGGCTGATTCTGATCGACCCTGGCATAATCCTGAGCCGATCTACAAAAAGACTTATCGGGTAGGAAGTCGGGGTGTATTCCACATAGATGGATGGTCACCTGATCAAGTCAAACGAACCACCTTCTCCGTTATGGATGAGCATTGGGGCAAATGGATTGGCCGCTCTGAGTTGACATTCAGGTAAGATTGTGCTCAACTGGTTCTATGGCTACACAAGCAATCAGTTTTACCAAGGTCCACACAAAGCCATACAAAGTGTGGCGTATTCTCCAGGCGCCTGGTGCTTGGAATCGAGTTTATCGCAATCGTGAAGCTCGCCTCCGTCATTACCGCAGCGCCATCATCTTCCCCGAACAAATTCTTGGTTTGAACCAAGCTAGCATCTACAAGGTGGTTGTAGTCAGAGGCTCAAGCGGTGATGTTGAAAGTCACATCTCCACTCTACGATCTTTCGGGCTCTTTGCTCATGTGCCAAAGGATCAATATGGTTGTTTTGTTGAGCCAGGTCGGATATCATCTACGGATGAATTGAGCTATTGGGAAAGCCAGAATAGTGAGAATGGTGATACCCATCGCTTGATGGTATCCAGTGGCTCAGATCCAAAGTGGTCTTTTGATCGCTATGACTATTTCACCAATATTCGCGATGCTGTGAAATTCCAACAGCGTGAGCAAGAGAAGCTCATAAGCCAAATTGGTTGACACTCATAGTTCTTGTGTTAGATCAACATTGACACAATGATAGGAGGCTTATTTGGCTGATCTTTACGCATATTGCTTGGTCCGTACTGACCTGCCAAGTCTGGGTGCTGGTAAGGCTATTGCTCACGCGATGCACGCTGGTAATCAGTTGACCTGGCGTGAGATCGTCGAGCCCCTCCAGAAGGGTAAGGTTCCGGCGCAGGATGTGGTCGACTGGCATAAGCAGGCTAAGGGCTTCGGCACCACGATCGCGCTGGGTGACAAGAACCAGCTGGATCTAGCAACGGTTCAGGCGGTTGTAGCGGCGGCCAAGAAGCTGGGCTTCGTTGCTGATGTGGTTGTCGATCCGACCTACCCCTATTTGGTCGATAAGGAGCTCAGTAAGCTGATCGACGAGAAGCATAACACGATGGATCCAGTCAGCGGCCCCCCTGGCTTCAACGTTCACTTCCGTGAGGAGATCACCACGGCTTACGTCCTGGGTGATAAGGATGCTTTGCGCGTTCTGCTGGCTCGGTTCGGCCTTTATCCGAATGATGCCGCATGAATCCGTTCTTAATTCTTATTGGCTTGATCGCATCGGCTAATTTTGCGATCCTAATCACCATGCGTGGTGCCGGAATTAAGACGCTGACGCTCAAGACGGCTCTTCTCGCTCTGATCGTAGTGCCAGTATTTGTGTTTCTGATTCTGAATCTGGCCAATCGTATCTAACCAGAATACTGACAACCTGAGTGGCCTCCAGCTAGAGTCTCACAAACTCTAGTTGTGAGGCCATTATGGTTCAGGTTGTAGGGATCCTTGGATTCAAGGGTTCAGGTAAGGATACGGCAGGTGAATACCTAGTTCGAGAGCATGGATTCATCGTTGAAAGCTTCGCCAATCCACTCAAGGATCTCGTTGCTGCGGTGTTTGGATGGGATCGAGCCCTCCTTGAGGGTAACACAGTTGACTCAAGGGAATGGCGCGAAACACCGGATGAGTGGTGGGAAGCCAAGTTGGATTGGGCCACTAACCCAGGAAGCTATTTGGGCCGCTTCACTCCAAGGGTTGCGCTACAGGTCTTTGGTACCGATATTCTGCGGAACCATTTCGATGATAGTATTTGGATTAAGAGCTTGGAATCCAGGCTCCGGGATAAAGACCGAGTGGTGGTGACTGATTGTCGTTTCCCCAATGAATGTAGATTGATTCGCCAATATAATGGCGTGCTCTTCCGAGTGAAACGGGGCCCCGAGCCAGTATGGTTTGATGTTGCGGTTCATGCTGCTCTAGGTGTGCCAGATGCTGTGGCACATATGGCACGTGATTATAAGAACGTCCACCTTTCGGAGTATGCGTGGCTTTCAGAGAATGTGGATGTAATTGAGAATGACAGCACTATTGCTAACCTATATACCAAAGTAGCATGTCTGACGCAGAACCATTTCACGAGATCCTAAAGGGCAACATCTGCCTTAGTGGTGGTGCGAAAGGCTCAGACGCCCAATGGGGGATGAATGCTGGTCGCGATGGTCAATCTGTCATCCATTGGTCCTTCGAAGGTCATAAGCATTTTGTGGCCGAGCAGGAGGTAGTTAGACTATCTCAGGATCAGCTTCTAAGGGCTGATGACGCCCTTAAACTGGCTAGTAAGACCTTGAAGCGTCCTTGGCCAGGTAAGCGCTCATTGAACGTCAAATCGCTTCTACGACGCAATTGGTATCAGGTAGCCTGGGCTGAATCTGTCTATGCTGTGAGCACCATCAATGATAAAGGTCTTGTGGATGGTGGTACGGGATGGGCAGTTCAAATGTTCCTTGATCGTCTAGCCAAACTCGCAGAGTTTGAACCTATTCCCCTTTACGTCTTTGACCAGATCAAAGAGCAGTGGTTTCAATGGATTGGTGGTTGGAAGCCTATTAATACCCCACCCAAGCCAGAAGGAATTTGGGCTGGCATCGGAACCCGTGATCTCAATGATGCTGGTAAATGGGCCATCCGTAATCTCTTTGGATGGGTTCAAGAAGCCGCATAGTTCTGAGACTAGGTAGATTCACCTAGCACATAATCCGCCCACCTTTACGACCCGTGGATAAATACCGGTAACGAAATCCACCGTTTGTAAAGGGGCTGGAATATGACCTATCCACTACAGTCGCCAGGTACTT